AACTGGTAGAAACCATAAAGGATTCTGTACCAGAATGTGAATACCACTGGGACGCAAACGACTGAAGGAACGGGATCTAACCCATCTCATTTCTTTAGGAGACCTACGATGAACACACTTACCCTGATCAAGAAGCAGATCCAGAAAGCAGCAGCCCTCCATGATGCACAGATTGCTATGACTACCTATCGCGGTGTCAAGTTTGAGTGCAAGCAAGGACTTGCTGACGCAGTACATGGCACTTTCTGCTATCGCGGTCACACATATAACAAGTGATAGTCATGCTAGCGTTACAAGTAGCTGGGATCGGATCCCTCTTTTGTGCTGGTTTTATTGGACTGTTATATGGAGAAATCCTCTTATTGCAGAGGATGTGATGGAAAACTATGTCTATCATTATGATGACATGGACAAAGAAAGCAGACCACCCAGTTGTTACCAACTAAAATATCGGGGGGTAACATACTGGTCCTGCTATCGCATACATATGCGTGACTGGTTAGATGAAAAATATGCCTTGTTGGCATATGTAGATAAGAGAGACCTAATGTTATAGGTCTCTTTTTTTATGCTCTAAATAACTACAACCGTAGGAGGACACGATGAAAATCTTTCTCGATTGCTCTGACGTAGATCAGATTGCTGAGGCAGTAGAAACGGGATTGATTGACGGAGTAACAACGAATCCAACCTTGATTAAAAAGTCAGGTAGGGATCCGAGAGAAGTTCTTACAGAGATCTCGGAGATGTTTCCCTGGGATGCATCGATTTCTGCAGAAGTAGTTGGAGATACAGCAGAAGACATGCTAGAAATGGCAGATGACTTCTGTCAGATTGGTAGTAATATCACGATCAAACTTCCTCTCACCAGAGAAGGTTTGATTGCATGTAAAGAACTCAGTGACGATAAGATCTCCACTAATGTCACGCTCTGCTTCACTGCTGCTCAGGCAATCTTGGCAGCAAAGGCTGGTGCAACATATATCTCACCGTTCATTGGAAGACTTGATGACTGCCATCTGGCAGGCATTGATCTCATCCAAGACATCTCTGAGGTGTATGTGATGCACGATGTTGACACACAGATCCTTGCCGCATCTATTAGACAACCACATCAGGTAACACAAGCATTCACTCGTGGTGCTGACGTTGTTACTATGCCTTTTATGATTTTCATGAACATGTATAACCACCCCTTGACAACTAAGGGATTGGAGCAGTTTAATAAGGATTGGGATGAGGTTTTATCTAGATGAAATGCGAAGTCACCATGTTTCGCACGGGTGTTGTCTTCAAAGAAGTTTATATTGCCCGTGATTACCAAGAAGCCAGGAATATTGCTTTGGCAAGGAACCCTGGGGTCATTATCATTGGAGTAACCGCTAAGTTATGAACTACGAAAAAGTAAAACTGATTGCACACAATCTCAAGTTACTCGCTCAGAGTCTTGAGGATGCCATCAAAGAGGACAAAGAATCGTATACTACCCCGTACGAACCAAAGTCCCCTCGGATCGGTTATAGATATGATGACGATGATGATGGGTACGCAGATTGAAACCGCAGAGTGCAAAGGCAAAAGGTCGTAACTTCCAGAAGTGGGTAAGAGATATGCTCATTGAGCATCGTAACGTACATCCAGAGGACATTGAGTCTCGCAGCATGGGTGCTGGAGGTGAAGACCTTATTATGGCAAGGGATGCTAGACAAAAGTTTCCCTTCAGTGTAGAATGTAAGAATGTAGAACGTCTCAACGTATGGGATGCTTACGATCAAGCATGTGCTAACTCAGGTGACCACGAACCTATTCTCTTTATGAAGAAGAATAGAAAGAAACCTCTGGTCGTTGTTGATGCTGAGTGGTTTATCAAGAACTTCAAATAGATTATGTTTCACGTACCGTTTGATCACTTCCCTGCTCCTAAAGAGTTTAGGAAGTACAAAGAACAACTATTAGAAATCATCGATGCAGATGACAACACCATACATCGTATGACTCCTAGTGGAGAAGCAGTCTTTGATCTTAAGACTGACTTTTTTCACAATGATAAGCAACGCCTCTACCCCAAGTATATGGGGATTGTTGAAGAGGCATTGGGATCCTATCTTGCAGTCTTATCAGAAAACATAGGGTTCCCTGTAGACATTCAGTCAATGTGGTATCAACAGACCAAGCGTGGACAGTTTCACCAAGTCCATACGCATGGTGCTGTCGGCATGTCTGCGGTTTGGTATCTGGAGTTTGATCCTAGATACCACAAGTCAACCACATTTTATTGTCCCTTCCCCGATCCCTTGACAGGTGATCTGTTGAACAATAATCCCGTCGCAAATGAAGGGGACCTGATTGTCTTTCCATCGTTTCTTCTCCATGAACAAGAACCAAACGATTCTGACGTACGCAGGACTATTATTTCATTTAACATCGCGGGTGTTCCTCGTCCCACTTATAAGCACCCTGCTTGACGGGGGGACCAAGGAAGCTATATACTTAGCAAGTGGTCAGGGGGAACGATCCATGCGATCCATGTTTGATTTTCTAGAGGACGCAGAGCACGATGTTCTGTTTAACACTGTCGATTTATTGGTAGACAAACTGCATGAACTTTCAGACGAAGGACGACTTGATGAGGCAATCCATCTTGCTAACCATCTCAATGAACTTGAGGAGATGAGATAATCTCTTGGTCCAGTAGCTCAGTGGAATAGAGCAACTGCCTTCTAAGCAGTCGGTCGTAGGTTCGAGTCCTACCTGGATCGTTCGGGAGATTAGCTCAGCGGTAGAGCACCTCGTTTACACCGAGATTGTCGGGGGTTCGATCCCCTCATCTCCCACTCCCCCTCTGGGGAACACAACCAAATAGGAGATCGATTATGAGTGTAAGAGATCGTTTTGCAGGTAGTCTGCAACTTCTGAAGGATGCTGTTAATGGCACCGTTGCCCTTGACATAGAGTATCCCTCACTCTTCTCTTCCCTTTGCCGATTTTATTCGGACATTAAAGGCGTTCAGTTCTGGGGTCTTGATGTAGAGGAAGACTACACTATTCTCATTGATCATCTGGTTGAGGATCACGTCCTGGAAACGACGTAAAACCTGCCTGGTGGAGCCAAGATTATGTTTACTGCTATTGTTAATGGTAATGTTGCCATTCCCTCAGAGGACTTTCTTTACACAGAGTTCATTGATCCGTCCGTTTGTGATCGGTTTATCGATTGGTATGAACGGGACGCGGACAACTACTTTTTGAAAGGACCTGGGGAATCATTGAAAGACAATGGTGGTATCGTTGACCCAAATATAAAGGAGTCTATTGATACTCCTGTCATGAACATGGTTCTCATTGAACCCGTCAACGCTTTCGTTGATGAAGTTGATCGCATAATGGGGAACTACGTTAAGAAGTTCCCTTTTTGTGCTAAGGGTGGTGCATTTCATATGGACCCTGGTTGGAACATTCAGTGGTACCCTCCTGGTGGTGGGTACAAAGAGTGGCACACTGAACGTTTATCTTCATCTCGCGTTGATGTATATCGTCACTTGGTTTGGATGGTATATCTAAATGATGTACCGAACGGTGGGACCGAATGGTTCCACCAAAACAAATATGTAGAAGCAGAAAAGGGAAAGTGCTGCATCTGGCCAGCGGACTGGACCTGGACCCACAAGGGTCGCGTGTCCGAGACCCATGACAAACTACTGGCAACAGGTTGGTATTCCTTCGCTTGACCTGCTACAATAACTTCAGTCGCATCGGACCATGAAAGTCATTCTTGAGCGTTTCCCCTATCGGTACGTGGAGTGTGGCACGTTGGAGATCAACGGTATGCCCGACTTCCGTATCCAGAAGGCGAACGAGTATACCAAACGGTATAGTGACATGTACCTCTGTGACAATGGTATGCAGTTTACGCTTGCCATGGAAGACTTCGAGTACACGAAATGGTTGGACCCAGATCGTGTACCTTGTTACATCAAAGACATTGCATCATGACTTATCAACCATACAAGAACGCAACAGATGCCCTGAAAGAGGCAGTCATCTCTGCTCTCCGCATTGACGAGGATCCTGCAGTGCTGTCTGAACTCTGGCGTCACTTCCTTGGCGTTCAAAGCATCATGCAGAACAATCTGCACACGGACAAAGATGACACCATTACGTTTCCCTCTAGCGGGGATCCATATGACCCCTATGGTCTCGACCCTTTCACCACTGAGTTGAAAGACTTACCTGTTGCTGCAGGGTCCGTCAATCTGCCTGGTGGTCTTGGTCAGGATGTCATCACATTCAACTAAATACTTGACAATCCGTAACATTTCGTGCTATATATTGTAACAGTTCGTTACAACAGCATGACAGTTACTAAAAACGAGTGGGGGCAAATGAATATCTTTGCCAAAGAACCCACCATGTATATGACCAAGGAAGCAATGGAGCGTTATGGTTATGAACCATACGCTGAGAAGGCAGAGAAACTCAACGGGCGTACTGCTATGCTTGGTTTCGTTGCTGCTCTCGTGTCCTATGCTCTGACTGGTAACCTGTTTTTCGGTATCGTCACTTAAGTAATGCCCGATCCTAATGCTCTCTATGAAGACATGGAGAAACTCAATGCCCTGTATGAAGAACTCTGCTGGGATCCTGATGACGAACTTCACTTCACTCATAACGGAAGTCAAGTTGTAATCATCAACAAAACTCAAAACCCCCATACCACTTACAAAGTTTAGGAGAACAAAAATGAAAAGACTATTCACCCCTGAGGCAGAGATCCTCAACGCACGTCTGGCAATGGTTGGTTTCGTTGCTGGTGTTGGTGCTTACCTGACAACAGGACAACTCATCCCTGGTATTTGGTGATCCTCTGACAAAACATCCTAAAGAGTAATAACCGATACGTTCTGTATCACGTTGATACAAAACTGATGCTATATAGTATGTCCTCTGATGAATGACTACAATGAACTTCACCACGACCACCCTACTGTTTGGATCCATGGGAACTCTTTTTTTCGGTGTCCCGTTCGCCTCCGTTCTAACATGACGAATAAATAAAACTGAATATCGTCGGCGCATTGTAAAGGGGTCTCTGGCAAAATCCAGAAGACCCCTTTTTTGTACTAAATATCATGAGAATCGAGTAAGGAATGGAGAAGTATCGACTAGAAGTTCAATACGAAGGTAAGTGGCATGTGTTATCAAACTACTCAGGACTGACTAAAACAAAGGCAGACTGGTATTTGAAACTGTGTGATATGATGCCTGAAGATAATCAAGGTCGTAAACGAGTGAGGTGTGTTCCAGATGATTGAAGACTTTCGTAAGCAGGATAACTTCACAGACCACAGAACGTTTGTGTTGTACTGCCTGGTGAATAAGCAGGAGGACATTAGTATTTCTGCCTATCATTTCTGTTCTGACATGGTAAAGTATGGTGTCATACAGGAAATGACAGACAACAAACCTCTAGACTTTACTGACAATGTGATTCGTGGACTAGCAGATAGTGTTCATGAGCACTGGGTACAGTGGAGAACAAACAAATCCGCATGGGAGGATATGGTATGTATGAATCGCTGAACTGTTTTGAAGAGGCACTGAAGCATTTCGGTACCCGTGTAGAGATGATCTCTGCCATGGAGATGGCGAGGAAGATCTCTGCTGAGGATGCCTACCAGATGATCAAGGAAGAACTGAAGGAGGTCAAGGCGTGTCGTAAGAAGTTCAACAAGAACCAGTCTTGCAACTGACACAGGGGGGTTGACAGAGGTTCGGTTTTCACTTAATATAAATACATCAACGGGTTACGAAACTTTACGTTTCAAACCTTGAGATCTCACCCCAAACCGAGACCTATAGGGTGACTAAATCACGTCTCTCATATCCTTACCTGAGGGTGGTAAGGAAATAGTAACACCACCATTTCCCTGATGGTCTTACTTTTTAGTACACAACAATGACTGCTACTCTTTCACGTCAACAACAATCGAACACTTGGGAACAGTTCTGTGAGTGGGTAACCTCCACCAACAATCGTCTTTACGTTGGTTGGTTCGGGGTTCTCATGATCCCCTGCCTGCTTGCCGCTACCACCTGTTTCATCATCGCCTTCATCGGTGCTCCTCCTGTGGACATCGACGGCATCCGCGAACCTGTTTCGGGTTCTCTTATGTGGGGTAACAACATCATCTCTGGTGCTGTTGTTCCTTCC